TAAAAGATTATGAAAATATTATGAAAGATCCTGGTGGGTTATTTGAGGTAGTAGGACATGCAGGGTAATTGGGATGCGCACTTAGCTTGGTCGGGCGGTGTAGAATCTACAGCTATATTATCTTGGGCAATTAGAACAGGACACAAAGTAAAAGTATTCCATGCTTATCCTCATTGGGATAATCAAGATGGTGATGGACCAAATATGCCACCTGAATCTAACTTGTGGAAGAAAGAGCAATATGAAGCATGTAAGAAGATGGAAGAAGAATGGTTAGCTCCGCTTGGTATAAATGTATGGTATTGTCATTCAGGCGTAGAGTCTAAAGCACATGGACATAATCCTTGGAATGATTATAGTAATTCAGAAATGCACCAATTCTTTATATGGATGTATTGGGGATTAATATTCACTCAACTTGATCAATGTAAAACAATATGGTACGGTGACAATTATGGATTGGATGGTTATGGAGACGGTAAAGGTGATGAAGGATGGACACCTGATCAAACAGATGAGATGACATCAAGAAGTCCAACATATCAAAAATGTAAACAAGCATGTCATACTTTAGCTGAGGGTTATTATGGAGCTAATAAATTAATAATGGAATGTCCAATACCTCATAGAACAAAAACAGAACAATGGGAAATGATTCCAGACAATGTGAAGCCATTAGTATTTTCAACAGATGCTAGGTGGCACCAGACAAGTGAAAATTATAAATTATGGAGAGAAGAAAATGCCGATAAAATTTAAGAAGAGCGCAAAAGAGTATAGTAGAGCAACAGGCAAAACAACTACTACACATTACTATATCAAGTCAACAAGTAAAAAGGATTTGTTCGAAGCGTTGAACAATCATAACACAAAACCTAAAGTGAAGCAGAAGATCAGAAATGAACTTGTGCGCAGAGGTATAAAAATAGTATGGAGGGTACCAAGTGAAACTTAAATTTGAAAGTGGCAAAACTTATAGTCACTCTACGGGGCACAGTTGTGCATTTAGACAATGGAGAGCAGATAGTCATTGTAATCTAATACATGGTTATGCACTTCAATTTGAACTCACATTCGGATCTAGTAAACTAGATGAAAGGAATTGGGTTGTAGATTTTGGAGGGCTGAAAGAACTAAAAGAATGGTTAAAGTATATGTTTGATCATACTTACTTAGTTGCAACAGACGATCCAGAATTTAATACATTTATGGATCTAGCAGATAAAAATATAATTGATCTTAGAGAAGTAGATTCAACTGGCTGTGAACGGTTTGCAGAGTTGACTTTTAATAAGGCTCAGAGTATAATAGAGGCTCAATATGGAGAAAGGTGTTGGGTAGAAAGTGTGACAGTTAGAGAACACGAACATAACTCAGCAACAGTGAGGAGAATAGATGCCTAATATAGATTACAGTAAGAAGATGCCAGACACTATCTTCAGTTATGATGAAGATTTTTATACAGACGACTTACCTGATCCACAAATAGATCCAGTATTACCTGGAGCAAGAGTACCATTAAAGAAAGTTGGTATTGCTCCTGTAGATCTGCCTGTAAGATTAAGAAGCAGGAGTGGTGGTGAAGATAAACTATTACAAACAGAAGCAAGTCTGTATTGTTCTTTAGATGATCCAATGGCTAAAGGTCTTAACCTATCAAGACTATATCTTATAATGCATGAAAAGATTAAAGACCAACTATCATTAGATGGTATGGAAGATGCATTGAAAGAGTTAGCAGTAGGTCAGGGTGTAAAGAATGCATACTGTAAACTTAGATTCAAATATCCAATGTATCAAGAAGCATTGAGAACTAAAAATAAAAGAGGACACATTGCATATAAGACTGAACTAGAAGGTCAATACAGAGATGGAGAATACAAATGGTTCTTAACTATTGATTATGTATACTCATCTACTTGTCCTTGTTCTTTTGAGTTAGCACATGATGCTAGAGAGAAAAGAAATGCAGCAGCTAATGCTCATAGCCAAAGATCAATACTAAAAGTTAAAGTTGCTTTTGATAGAACAGATGGTAACATTGTATGGATAGAAGACTTAGTTGATCTATGCAGACTTAATATTCCTACAGAAGTACAGATTGTAGTTAAGAGAAGAGACGAACAAGCATTTGCAGAACTTAATGGTGCTAATTTATTATTCTCAGAAGATGCTGTTAGAATAGTACACGAAGCATTAGACAGATGGGTTGAAGGTAAGAAGATATTAGACTTTAGTATTGTAGCATCACATGAAGAGTCTTTACATCCATGGAATGCAATTGCAGTATCAACTGGAGGATATGGAATACTAGAATGATGAACAAACAAAAATACGGTGTAATTGAATTAGATGTACGACTAGGTGATACTATATTAGTTGGCAAATTCAAAAACAAAAGAGTTAAAGTAAAGACTATTGAGTATGATGAATATGGTATGCCTATTATAAATGGGAAGCCTGCATGTACATTTAGAATGGTACCAAACCCAAGGAGCGAAGATGGCGAAGAATCATAAGAACTTTATTTGGGTGACATTTCAGAAAGAAGGAATACATAAGTATCCAGCTGCTCTGGAAGATCCAAAATTAAAAGAGGTTGAGTTCTTAGGATATCCCCATAGACATATGTTTCACTTCAGAGTAGAGATAGAAGTGTTCCATGATGATAGAGATATAGAGTTTATATTATTCAAAAGAGAATTAGAATCTCTGTTTAATAAAGAAGGTGCCATGTCATTAGATTATAAATCTTGCGAAATGATAGCTAGAGATTTAGCTAAATATATACATACAAAGTATCCAGGACGCGAGCTCAGCATAAGTGTTGCAGAGGATAATGAGAACGGATGCAGGTTGACGTGGGATTAATATGGCACAAACATACAAAGAATTTTTGGAAAGCCAAGAGTGTAAACCTAATACAATTGTCTGTAAAGGAAACTCTAGTGGCAATCAGTGGACCGTCACAATGTGCGGCAAGAACGTACAGCAGATGATGGGGTTCACACCAGGACAGAATTTGACCAATGGTCAAGTTGAAGAGCTGAAAAGCAAAAATTGGGATATTAGATATGCTGATAACATGGATCCAGTTAATAAAGGACCCAAGCCATCAGGTAAAGCTGGTGTTCCACAATCAGACTAATGTCTGAGTTTTATTACATTATGAGGATATATTATGAAATTTTGTCACATTGCGCCAGTAGCGCATCTTGATCTAGTAAAAGATAGATCAGCACACCTTACTTTAGCACATCTTATAGATGAAGGTCATCAAGACTATATTGATTTCTATAAGAATGAAAAGTTTGATATCAACATTATGGATAACAGTGCTTTTGAATTATACAAAGCACAACTTCCAATGTTCGATCCAGAGAAGCTAGTAGGCCTAGCACAACAAGTAAATGCAACTCACATTGTATTACCAGATCATCCATCACATCCTAGTATGGTTGGTATAGATGATGCAAAGAGATATGCACCAGTATTCAAAGAAGCAGGTTTCGGAACCTTCTTCGTTCCACAAAGTGACGTTTTAGATTTAGAAGATTTAATTACTTCATTTGCATGGGCTGCGTCAAGTCCACTAATCGATTACATTGGTATTAGTATTCTAGCAGTACCAAATGCATATGGTTGTGAACAAAATAATCAACTACAAAGATTCGTAAGTAGATGGAAATTTATGAATGAGTTATATGATAGAAACTTATTACAACTTGCAGCACAGAATGGTAAGAAGATTCACTTCTTAGGTATGTTAGATGGACCAAATGAGATATCATTAATGAGAGACTTCCATATTGATACTTGGGATTCAAGTGCTGGTATATGGACAGGACTTAATGGTGTTCAATTTGATTGGTCACCAACTGGATTAGTTGAAGGTAAATTTGAAAAACATGTTGACTTTGAAGCTAAGATTGAGGATAATAACTTAATAGAATTAGCAAAGACTAATATGGGTAAGATAGATCAACTTGTTAACAGATACAACCATACAGAGAGATTATGATTTATAGATTTAGAGAAGATGAAATACTAAAAGAGATAGGTCAGTATATTGAACAGACTTATTCATCTCATTATGTAAACGAAAAGGCTGGAACTAAAGACGAAGAGATCCAAACTATTGATGTATGGAAACAAATGGGGCATGTTAAAGAAGCATGTCATTCTAATATTATTAAGTATGCTATGAGATATGGTAAGAAGGATGGATACAATAAGAAAGACCTTATGAAGATTATTCATTATACTATTTTGTTATGGCATTTTACACAACCTGGTGAGGACGCTGCTAACGACAAAGAGTTCAAACCTGAGGATTTAAAACTATGAGTATGAAACATATTCTATCAGTAGGTGAAGACCTATTGACAAAAGTACAACAAGGTGACAGTCAACCTAATGCTGTCGACCTTAGAGTTGATAAGATATTTAAACTAAAAGATGAAGTGTTTGAAATATCTGAATCAGAAAAGAAGCATAGAGGTTCTGAAGAAGTGACACCAACGGATGATGGTTTCTTTAATTTGGCACCTGGAACATATGAAATCATTATGGAAAATATTGTAAACATTCCAGAAGGATATGCAGGATGGGTGATCACTAGATCAACCTTAAACAGAAACGGTCTATTCATTACAAGTGGTCTTTACGATTCAGGCTACAATGGAGTTATGGCAGGTTGTCTTCATGTTGAACATGGACCAGCTAAGATTGAGAAAGGTTCAAGAGTAGGACAGTTCTTATTGTTTGAAGCAGAGACATTATCTATGTATGATGGAGACTATGGAATCGGAAAGGAGCACGATAAGAAGTATGGAAATTAATATACCAATAGAAGAGTTACAAAAGAGATCCTTGTTCATTGCAACACCAATGTATGGTGGACAATGTGCTGGGATGTATACAAAGTCAGTAAACGACTTAGCAAGTCTTTGTATGCATTATAAAATTAATGCTAAGTTTTATTATCTATTCAATGAGTCATTGATTACAAGAGCAAGAAACTATTGTTGTGATGAGTTTCTAAGAAGTGATTGTACTCATATGATTTTTATTGATAGTGATATTGCATTTAATCCTAATGATGTTATTACAATGTTAGCTATGCAAGACCATGAAGATCCAGATAATGAATATGATATTGTTTGTGGACCTTATCCTAAGAAATGTATATCTTGGGAAAAGATATCTCATGCTGTCAATCAAGGATTTGCAGACGAGGATCCAGAACAACTATCTAGGTTCGTAGGAGACTATGTATTCAATCCAGTTAATGGTGGTAATGAAATACCTCTAAGTGAACCTACAGAAGTGTTAGAAGGTGGTACAGGATTTATGATGATGACTAAGAAAGCATTACTTAAATTCCAAGAAGCATATCCTAACATGATGTATAAACCTGATCATGTAAGAACAGAACACTTTGATGGCAATAGAGAAATTATGGCTTTCTTTGATGCTGTTATAGATGACAAGCAATTAAATCTCAAAAAAGAACTTGAACTCTTTTATGAAGAGAAGAAAGGTAAGCCTAGTAAGAAGGATGTACTGGACTTCATAGAAGATAAAAGAAACGGTCTTGATAGAGAATACTCTAACAGGTATCTCTCAGAAGACTATATGTTCTGTCAATGGGCAAGACACATTGGACTTAAAGTGTGGCTATGTCCTTGGATAGAACTACAACATATGGGATCATTTGTCTTTGGTGGGTCACTGAAAGACCTAGCACAGATTGGTGCTCCTGCAACAGCTGATCCTGCAAAGGTAGGCAAAAATAAAAATATGTAAGGCAAAATTATATTATGAAATTAAGTGAAAGTACAATAAATGTTCTAAAATCATTCTCAGTAATCAATACTGGCATAGAACTCAAGCAAGGGAATGTCTTAAAGACTATTTCACCTCAGAAGTCTATTATGGCTAAAGCTGAATTAGGTGAGGACTTCCCTAGTGATGCTTGCTTCTATGAACTAAATCGATTCTTAGGTGTACTTACATTATTCGATCAACCTGAATTAGATTTCAATGACAAGTTTATTACAATCAGAGATGCAAAAAGAAGTGTAAACTATACTTATGCAGATCCTCAAATGATTGTGACACCACCTGCCAAAGAAGTTCAATTACCAAGTGTTGACGTAGAAGTAGATCTCAAGTGGACAGACATTACTAATACTCTAAGAGCAGCTAGTGTTATGTCTTTACCTGAGATAGCAATTTCTTCTGAAGATGGTAAGACTATTAACTTAGAAGCCATCAGCAGTAAGAATCCAACTGCTGATAAGTATACTACCGTTATTGATAATAACAATAGTGGTAAGGTATTCAAAGCTGTATTCAAGCTAGAGAATATCAAAATGATGAATTATGATTATAAAGTAGAGTTATCTTCTAAAGGTATCGCTAAGTTCCAATCATTGAATAATAAGACTTGGAAAGATGAAAAAGTTCAATTCAAAGATGGACCAATATTAACTTATTGGATAGCAACCGAACAAGGTAGTTCTACATTTGAGTGATGAGATATGCAAGAATTTTTATGGGTCGAAAAATATAGACCAAATACATTATCGGATTGTATTCTTCCAGATGAATTAAAGAATACATTTCAAGAATTTGTTAACCAACAAAATATTCCAAACTTATTGTTGTCTGGTTCTGCGGGTGTCGGGAAGACAACTGTAGCAAAGGCTATGTTAGAGGAGCTCGGAGCTGACTATATTGTCGTCAATGGATCCCTACATGGTAATATTGATACACTACGTACCGAGATTATGAACTTTGCTACCACTGTGAGCTTTAGTGAAGGAAGAAAGTATGTTATCCTAGATGAGGCAGACTATCTTAATCCACAAAGTACACAGCCGGCTCTTAGAAACTTCATGGAGGAGTATTCTAAGAACTGTGGATTCATTTTAACTTGTAATTTTAAGAATAGAATCATAGAGCCATTACAATCTCGTTGTAGTGTGGTTGACTTTTTGTTTCCAAAGAAATTAGCCCCGTCGCTGGCCGGCTCGTTCTTTGAGAGAGTCAAGTCTATATTAGAACAAGAACAAGTTAAATATGATGAAAAAGTACTCGCAGAAATTATTCAGAGACACTTTCCTGATTGGAGGCGTGTACTCAATGAATTACAGAGGTATTCAGTATCCGGGATCATTGACATAGGTATACTGTCAAACTCGTCTCAGAACGCGTTTAAATCGCTCATATCCCTATTAAAAGGTAAGCAATTCGGCGATATGCGTAAGTGGGTCGGTCAGAACATAGACAGTGACCCAACAAGTATAATGAGACAGCTATATGATCACGCTAGTGAACATGTAAAACCTAGTTCAATACCTCAATTGGTTTTATTAATTGGTGATTATCAGTACAAATCTGCCTTTGTAGCTGATCAGGAAGTCAACTTAGTTGCATTCCTCACCCAAGTGATGGCAGAAGTGGAGTTTAAATAATGCCTTATATAGAAAAAGCTGGAGTCAAAACAGTACAAGATCAGCTAGAGCAATGGAAAGGAGTCATGCACGATCCAAATATAGATGGATTCAATGGCTTTGGTTGCAAGCAAAAGATTTATCAAGTACTATGGGCTGCACAAAAAGCACTAGTCGGAGCACCAACATATTCTGGTGAAGAAGAATGGCTAGAACAAAATCATACTGACTAAAGGAAATAGAATGAAAGTAGCGATACTAGGAAATGGTTTCGTAGGTAATGCAACAAGATATTATCTTGAGAAATATTGTCCGATTGTAAAAGAAATTGTAATCGAAGATCCCGGACAGGGATTACATATTGATGACTGGGATGATGTCATCTTTACTTTTATATGCGTACCAACAGATTTAGATGGTGGTGACGATAGACTAAGTACAAAGATTGTAGGTCAAGCTCTTAAAAGAGCAAAAGGTATTCCAGTAATCAGAAGTACTATTGGTGTTGACCATGTCACATTATTAGCAATGGGATATAATAAAGACTTTTTACATTGGCCAGAATTTTTAAGAGAAAATCATTGGGAAGAAGATGTAAATAATTCCGACATACCAATTGTATTAGGTGGACGTGACGATAACAAGACTATGTTAATCAATACTGTCTTTAAAGATACTGATGATAAAATTATCTTTGAATGCTCTAATCACGAAGCTGCTCTTATGAAGATGTCACGTAATGCTATGTTAGCAGCAAAAGTTGCTCAAGCAAATATGTTATATGGATTATGTGAAGAATATAATGCAAGCTATGATATGGTAAAAGCATTCTTGATAGAGGATGGAACATTAGGAACAACACATTGGGACGTTCCTGGACCAGATGGACACTTAGGGTTTGGTGGTAAGTGCTTACCAAAAGATACTACACACTATCAGAATCTCTTTAGTGAAGATAACTTGTATGAAGATGTTTTAAAGTACAAGAGAAATGAAACCGTTTGATTATGTAAACAGTATTAACTTCACCAAGAAAAACTTGATGAAGAATACTGCTAATGATGAATTAGCAGAGAAGGATTATGTTCCTTTCTTAACTAATAAATCCTTATCTTATTTCACTGACACCTTATTATATGCTAATGA